TTACCAAATGTTGCAAGATTGGATATTGACCGGCAAACCGCTCGAAAATGCATCGGAATCGGTGCAGGAATATTGGAAGCGCCTGAAAATAGTCCGCGATATCGCCAACGATTTCAGAGCTAGGGCGCATGGAAATGATTACATCATTAATTTGGTGCGCGAGGCTGTCGGATGTAGCGAAAGCCATGCTTATGTACTTGTTCGTGAAGCTGCAAGCTTCTTTTCTATTTCAGAACCTAAAATAGTTTGGTACAATCGATTGTTGGCAAATCTTGACAAACTATTCTATCTGGCAGTTGCCGAAGATCGCGAACTGGCAATGAAAATAATTGAGAAGCAATTTAATATTGTGAAGGAAATTCAAGATAGCACAGAATTGCCAGCTGAGCTGTACGAAGGACGAACCATCATTACCAGCCATAAACCGGAAGACTTCGGCATGGAACCAATTTCGCGCGAAAAGCTTTTAGGAATGATGTATAAATGGAAGCTTGATAAGGAACAAAAAGAAAGGCTAATGCTCGATGCAGATATCAAGAAAAACGAAGAAAATATATCTTAATACCGTTCAGGAAAAAGCCAATCTGATACACTCCAAGAATTATTTTGGAGTCATTGGCCGTGGATCCGGAAAGAGTCAGCGTATTTTGGCCATTAGAACAGCTCGTTTAGCATTTGAAATGCCAGGAGCTGATTTTGGTTTTATTGGGAATTCGTATTTGAATCTGCAAACAAACCTTGTGCCAAACGTTGTAAAGGGATGGAAGGAGCTTGGCTATGTTGAAGGCTATGATTTTGTTGTTGATGAACGCCCCCCTAAATTTTTCAAGGAAGGTAAAACTTCGCTATTTGAATACATGCATGTAATCACATGGATTACAGGAGCGAAGTTCTTTCTCATTTCAGATGAGCGTCCCGAAAATGCGAACGGTCGAAGTCTGCAGCATTTATTTGGAGATGAAATTAAACTCATCAATTACGAAAAGATGAGTAAATCGGTATTCCCTGCTATTCGTGGTGAACGAATGACATTCGGAAAATGCCCACAATTTCAGGGATTTACTTTCACAACAGACATGCCCGACCCCGAAACAGGCCAATGGCTATTCAATTTAATGAATCAGGCCGATCCACAGCAAATTGAATTCATTCTGCGATTGGCTCTGATGGAAAGTGAAATCATTTTGAAAATGATTGAATTGCCTGATGATCATCCTGAAATCGTTCAGCTCGAAAACGATTTATCTCAACTACGAGTTGAAATAAACGCTTTGAGAATAAACAGTACTTATGCCGAAATAGCCAGCACATTGGTAAATATCGATGCACTTGGTCTCGATTATCTTGATAATATGCTCATTGCATTAGGTCCAGCTGGATTCAAGAGTGCAATCCTTTCTATCCTTATGCCATCGGCCGATGTGCTATTTTATGCCAAATTCAATTCCAAAACACATTGTCTTCCTGCCCGATATCACTATGCAATCACCGACCAGTTTGGTATTGAATATAGCCAACGCGATAGCCGTTCAGATGCATGGACTGACCCAAGCGTTAAGCTCATTGGCGGTGCTGACTTTGGCAATATGAATTCATTGGTAGTAAACCAATCGCTTGGAAGGGAATTCAGGACGGTTAAATGTATGCATGTTTTGCAACCCGACATCATCGATGACCTTGCAGATATGTTTTGCAACTATTATAAGTATCACAGGGAAAAGGTACTCGATTTGTATTACGATCGTGCCGGTAATAATCGTATGCCCAATAGTAGAAGCACAGTAGTGCAGCAATTTCGATTCAAGATTCTTGAGAGGAAAGAGGGTTGGATTGTTAACCTCAAGAGCCTCGACATGAAGAATGTACCTCACGATAGTAGAAAACTATTGATTGACGTCATTCATTCTGAAACAGATAATGCTTTGCCTATTCATCGCATTGATGAATGCAATGCACCTGAGTATGTGAACAGCATAAGGATGGCACCATTCGATACATTCACAAAGAAGAAGGACAAGAGAAGCGAGAAGAAGCGGAACCTTGCCGACTTGCCGATGAACAGCACCAACTATTCGGATGCAAACGATTATGCTTTGTGGGGCATGTTCAGCGACAAGATAGGCAAGAGAGTAAGCGCAGAGTCAATGACTCCAAGTTTCGGTTAGTGATGCCTAAACCAATCAGCATCCGATAGACGTACGCATACAACTTCTCTACATTCCACACTGCTTAATGTCACACGCAAGAGTCGCAACAGATACATTTCGAGCGTTGCCCTTATGAACCTGTTAGCAATAGCGACTCTATTTCCCGTATGCCATTACTCCGCGATTCCATTCCGTTCAGTGTATTTACGTGCGACCATCGTATGCTGACATATGTGTACGAATGAGTTATGAACTCAATCGTACAGTTGTTGCCAACATCATATAATTGTTGGGCATCACTATAATTGTTGGGCATCACTATAATTGTTGGAGCTCTGCGCCAGTTGTTGGAGTTTTTAGAGTGAAATATGTGGAAATATACATATGAAGTCCACATCCATATTTTTTGCCAATGCAATTGCACTTTAGGAAGGGAGTGTGTCGCTAATATTTCATTGATTTCAAATGAAATTTGAAAGGATTATATGTTAAAACATTGTATTTCAGACATGTAAAAAAAAACACGTAATAATTGCGGATTTAGGCATAAAAAAAGCCCCATTTGGGGCTTGTATAAACGCTATGGTGCAGTTTACTTTTTAGAATTATCCTTCCAGGTCATTTCTGTTTCAATGGAATAACCAGCTTTTACTAACAGCTCAATCATTTTATCTATTGATATGAAAACACCGTTTTTCAATCGGAATCTCAACGATTTAATTGTGTTTTCAGGAACTCCGATTTTTTCTGCAATCCCTTTTGTTTTCAGCATAGCTGTGAAAGCTTCAATGGTTTTCATTTTCGCTCCTTTCTTTAATTACTGAATAATACCAATCGCCCATGCGAGACATAAGCCCAGCAATACGCTGCGCTTCGAGATTATTTTCAGCTATTGCAACTCCTTTGAGTTCTACAACATCTTTATTATCGTGAATTTCGGCAATACACAATGGTTCTTGTGTATGCACTACAAACTGACGTGTATTTTCACGATTTTGCGCCAGTAGGAATTTGGGTAGATGGCTCATATTTCTTTTGATTTTGAAAATTCTTTGTCTGCGAAAAGTTCTGCAAGCCCTGATATTTGTTTCAGTCGAAGTAATTCATCAGCGTCCATCCCGATGTGCTTCATTATCCAGGCATCGCTCATGCCTGATTTTGTGAGTTCTGAAACAATGTTCACCATCAGATCAATGTCGTGTGATCCTCTGGCTCGATTATGTCTGATGGTTGAAGCTATGCGGTTGCTGATATCCTTATCTATCACAACTACAGGCATCATTCCACCTTCACGTTCATAGATATCGCGGTGTTTCAACATCACTGTGTAGCGGTGGAACCCATCTACAATTTCATACTTGTCGATATCTGACAAATAGTAACACACAATCGGCATGGTGTAGCCATCTTCCTTGATTGATTGGTATAACAGCTTCATTTCCGGCGGTGCAACCGCATTCGGGTTGTAGCTGTTTGCCTGTATTTTTTCAACGGGAACAGGCATCACATTATATACTGGTGATTTCATAATAGCGATTTGTATTTTTCCATGATGTTTTTTCGGCGGGACATTTCATCTTTTGTCTGAGAAAAGCCCATGTATTTGCACAAGTGATCATTCTTCATTATTGAAATGCACATGCGCTTGAACGTAGGTATTTCCTTGAATTCGGAGATATCTATTTCATCGATGTACTCCATTCGTACCGGTAGCTTTGAAGTTTTGTAGTTTGTGGATTCTCCGACTTCGATTTTCACTCCGGCATCTTTTAATTTCTGAATAGTTTCAACGGAAAGCACTCCGCCTTTTTCGCGCCAAAACATAATACTGGTAGAAAGTTTTGTGAGATAGTTTTCGCGCGTTTTTGCCGGGAGCGATTTCAGCAGGAAATACATGTAGCTTTCCCATGTGTGGCCTGGTGGAAGCTTTATATTCTTCCATCCCATGGCTGTGGTTCCGCCGTATATTGCGGAGAAATTTACGCCATTCACTCGACCGACCATACGAGCCCAGTTATTTGGATCAATCACACGGTATAGTTTCAGGCTTTCAATTGCCCAGTCATTAAATGGGCTGGCAACCCTCATTTTATCAATCGATACTCCTGCCCGATAAAACAAGTCGTATAGTCTGTTGTAATCCCATCGAAACTTTCCATTTGAGATCCATACATCTTCTGTTTTCCAATCGAAAATCGGATATGCATTGAAAACATTTGGTGCAATTTCCTTTGTCCAATTGAAATCTTTATAGTTCCGATAGTTCCGATCACTATAAATTGCCCGCCACCGGTTAAGACTTTCCTGCGTTCTGATTCCAATTAAACAGGCCGTGCGCGATGCTTTATTCTTTTGATGGTACCAGACTCCAAATTTGTCCTGAAACTCGTAATCAGACATTCCTGCGCGTAAAAAATCAAATGAATGATTATTCTCATTAATGCTATTTGCTGGCATTTCGCGCACCCAGATATCTTTTTTTGAATTCTCCCACGGCGTCCAGTAGTTCTGATACATGCTGGTGGCACAATGTGCACGCAACGGAAGGCAAATTCTGTAAACATCAATAATGTCTGCATTTTTGGCAAGTTCAGCGTCAACATAATCAGTGGTCATCTGATATTGCGCTTCATAATCAATATGAAACACACCAATGCGCCGTTGCAGCTTATTAGAACGGATATAGTCAATGCATAGGTTCAACAATACTCCGCTATCTTTTCCGCCCGAAAACGACACGTATATGTTGTCAAATTCAGAAAAGATGAATTCTATTCGTTTCATTGCAGATTCATACACATTCATAATTCAGCCCTCAGTTCTTCTTTCGTTTTTCCTTTAAAATATTCAACCATGCCGATTTTTTTGTTGATGTTCTGATCAATCAGATTTTCAAGCCCGACATTACCTGTCAGATCCCAATATCGGCAATCGTATTCCTGCCCTGTTCTGAATGTGCGGCGTCCACTTTGCACGCGCAGCGCGTAGTCCCAGTTCTTATCAAAGTAAATGGTGTTGCTCAGGTGCTGCATGTTCAGCCCGAATGCTTCTTTTTGGTAGCTCAGCACCGTTGCTTTTGGCCAGTATTTGGCGCAAGACTCGGAACTATTCACATATTTGCAGAAAATAATCGTTTTTTCGGGTTCAATTTCCTTGAAAAGTTGATCAACTACGTTGAATTTATCTTCAGTAATGGCGTATGAATGCTGCATTTTCTGCGTCATTTCGATAAAAATATTGTTGTTTTTCCACAACAAAGTCTCGTTATCGAGATATTTTTCCTTCAAATAGTTGTACTCTTTCAGCGATTCTTCGTCCAGCGTGTAGTTTAGCGTGCTGTAATACTGCTTCACTTGCAGCTGCAGGTCACATTCATAAACATAGTGACGAATTAGCGAGTACAGATGGTCAATATTTTCGTACCCGGTAATGAATTCCTTCGTGTACTGCTTATGGCCGCCAAATCTTTTCGTGATGCGCGTGTACTCGCAGAATGTATTTTTGAATTCAGCCAGACTTATATTCAGAATCTTTGGCGACAGGAATTGCATCTGGCTCCACAGGTCAAGCAGGTTGCGGCTGAGCGGGGTTCCGTTCAAAATCAACCTGTAGGTTGATAAATCGCCCAGGTCGATCAATCGCTGAGTTCGTTTGGCATCGGCATTTTTAATTTTCAGACTTTCATCTACAATTATAAAGGTTCTGGCCGCTTCCGAAATTTTTTTACGCAGTTCCAGATAAATGCGGTCGGAGCTTTGCAGGCTTTCAATACCGCAGAATTCAACATGGTGGCAGAGGAACCCGCCCCATTTTGCAATTTCGGCAGGCACGCCATCGGGCCGGTGAATGGTTTGATATGGTCCAATCCAAACAACCAGATCAACGGATGGCGTTTCGTTCACCAACTCAACCGCAATGCGTGTTTTGCCGGTTCCAGCCTCCATGAACAAGGCTCCGACTTTGAACTGCCGGAGCTTGTCAATGGCGCTTATCTGATCATTTAATAAGGTCTGCATCGGGCTGTGTTTGTTTTGGTTCAACGCGTTCTGGCTTGTGACGTTCAATGATAATTGCCTGATAATCTCTCCACTCTTTTGTAACGGTATTAACAATGAATTGCCGCGTTTTACTTTTGTGCTGAAAGATGTGAGAATAATAAACAGATACATAAATATGAGTTCCTGTATCATCAAAATACCAACCTTTATAAATACGGCGTCTAATTCTGTTTTGTGTAATTATAACGAAGCTTTGAGCGTATTCAATTGCGTGGTATTTTACAGCGTGACCAGCAACTACAATTTCATTTTCTTGAAGGAAGTCCCCTGGCATATGAATTCAATTTCAAATATTAAATTTTTATCACTTAATTTTTCTTCGAGCATTGAAGATACATACTTTGCAACTTCATAATGATACTCTTCGTTTGATGCCGTTTGTGGAAGAATTGAATCAAGATATTTCTTTTCAACAGATGTTCCGCATGTTTTGTCATGGGTAATACTACTGTCATATCCAATTCCCCAAATAGTAGCACCGTTTGGTGCTGTTCCAAGATTAATTTCGATTTTCATTTTTGTAGTTCTTTAATTGGTTCAACTTCTGTTTTTTTAATTTTAGTTGGCTTGTGGCGTTCAACAGTGTAAGTCGGCAACATGCGGCCACTTTCGCTATCAAACCAGGCTTCTTTTTTTGTAGAGTATTGCAGGCTTTTTTTATCCAGAATCCATGCGGAAATCCAATAAGCATCGGACTTCTGCACATCGTAATCATGACCAAACACCTGAGAGGCTGGAATAATATCGCTGCTACCATCGAATGCGGTAGCTTTATAAGCCTTGTCCGAAATACTGACAAGGCTTTGCAAACGGACGGAATAGCATTTAGTTTTCATGTTCAATAAAATAAACGAAACGATCAATATCTGAACAAGTAAAAGCACTGCAATTTACCTCGTGTGCTCTAATAAAGGTGTTTCTGCCATCTGAAGTAAATAAGCACAATGGTCCAATTTTACCAGATGCGTAAATTTCGTTTTTTACTTCTCCAACTACAAATTCGTCAATTCCATCCTGTCCACGATATCCGAAATAAATAGTAGAGATTGTTTTGCCTTTCAATTCTTCAGCTATTGAAGTTGTCAGAATTTTAGCTGTACCGTTTTCAACGGCTTCACGCATGGTTTCGATTGTGTTTTTCATATTTTCTGCCCGTTTTTCAGCTGCTGGCTCCGCAGGGTTTTGAATTAATAATGCACAAATATACAAAGAAAGTTGCACGTATGCAACCAATGTAAAAACATTAACTATTGTTTAACGCCTATTTTAATGTCATTTTTCAACCACAATTTCAACCGTAAAATTGCACCATGAACGCTGCTGACGAAATGAATTTCTATGAGGCACTGCAAGAAATGAAACTTAGTAAAGTTCCATTTTCTATTGTATGGTCGCAATATTCGCTCAACGAAAGCAGCGGACAAGGGCAAATGCACCAGCTGGATAATGTAATGTATGCAGGTATGAAAAATACTGAGCATTTTGAACTGATAAAATTCCGAAGCATTAGCGACAACAGCATACAGCATTGCCACTTGTATTCACTGTATTTCTACAATGGTAAAAAACTCGTGATCAATGAATGATATAATGAAAAGCGGCGATGTGGCTATTTTGCCCAGATCGCGCAGCATTTTTGAAAGAAAAGCCACAATAAATCCACGCGATTCTATTGTGACAGACGGTTTTGCACCGTCGCCATTCCTTGAAACTCCTTCGTATCGCGATTTCTTCTATGCCGGTAACGAACAGATTGTGCCCGATGGCCCCGACAACCTGTTTCCGTATAACTGGAAACGAATGATTGAATCAGATTCAATCATGCCAGGAATGCTCCGGCAGCGAATTGACTTGATGATGGCTGGACGCCACATGCTTTTTCTTGAAAAAGTAATCGAAAACAATGGTCGAAAATCAATCGTTCTCGATCCTATAATTGATAACGAAATTTCAGACTGGCTTGATTCTTTTGGCTTTGCAAATTATGTGATTGAACAAGCAACCGATTTCGTTTACATTGAGCGCGTTGCAACGATGATGATTCCCAATAGGTTCAGCCGACTTGGACGCGATTTTGACAACAACAAGAAAATTTCATCCTTAAAACGAATTCCAATTGAAGATGTTCGAATGGGTTTGATGGAACCTGGAACATACGACGTCAAAAAGTACTTTATTTCTGATTGGATGAATTGGACTGATGGCGTTACGACAGTTCCAGCTTACGACAAAAATAATCCGTTCGGCAACCCACAAAGCCTTTTCTATGAAAAGATGCCATCGTTTAGCAGCAAGTATTACGGACGACCTTCTACCATTGGTGTTGCAAACTATTTAAATTTGAAGCTTCTTATTCTGAATAACACGCAGGACTTTATTGTGAATGCCCCGTTCCGCTATCACATAGAAAGTCCATACGAGTATTGGAAAGCAATCCAAGAAGACAACAATTGGAACTTAAAACAACTGGAAGATTACGAAAACGAATTTTTCAGCCGAGTAGATGACTTTTTAAGTGCTTCGGATGGCCGAAATGCAGTAAAGCGCTTCCATACAAAATTCAAGCTCGATGAATATGGAAAATCTGCTGCTAGCTGGAAAATAACAGCTATTGAAGATGACACTCCTAATCGAATCAAAGCAAACTTTGAGGCATTTGGCAAAATCAACGAAAATATCATTGCAGCAACATCGCTCGATCCATCGCTTTCCAACATCCAAATAACCGGCAAACTTTCGTCGGGCTTGGACAAGCTCATTGCATTCAACATGCACCAGCTTACGAATACGCCAATACCACGTCGCAAGATTTTGGCCGCCGTAAATGAAGCCATTCGTTTGAATTTTTGGAGAAACGATTACAGGCCAGTACTGGCATTTGAACAATTGCAACTCGACACACAAACCAAAGCAACATCAGGAGGAAACAATGATAGTAACTAGCATAGTAGATGTTCGAAAATTCATGCCCGATGTAGTTGGCGACACAAACTCATACGTCAACATTTCGCCATTTCTGGAAGACTACGAAGAAAAGCTGAAAAAGAAACTTGGCGAAGCAACTTTTGCGCTGGTCGATCCTGCTGAACCAGAAGAAGGTGTGGAACCAGTTGAAGTTGACCCGAAATTGCTTGAACTCTGCCAAGGCTACATTGTATATATGGCATATTTCGCCCGATTGCCGCTCATGAATGTAACTATTGGCGAAAATGGACTGCAAGTGAACTGGAGCGACACGCACCGCCCAGCAACTCCGGAGCAGTTGAAAAAAACACAGCACTCAATTTTGGGACTTGCTCAGAGCAAATTTGAGGCATTGATTGAGTATTTGAACAAAACTGCCCCCGAAGCGTGGAAAACTTCTTCGAATTACAAAATTATCAACCGGCTTTTATTCAAAGATTCGGAAACTTTGTGTCTCATTCTTAATCTGTCCGATTCTGCCCGTCTGTTTTTCTTGATGGCTAATAACATTTATCGGCATCAAATGCTCGACCTTGAACCGATTGTAGGCGCAACTGAATTGAAAGCTCTTCGAGTAAAAGTTTACGCAAATACAGCGCTTTCTGTCGATGAGCAAAAAGTTCTCGATTTATGTTTGTCGTATTTGGCAAATATCTCCATGAGTGAGATTATAATTACCACAACAGAAGAAGATTTGCCAATCTATTTGTTGTCGGTTATGGATAAAGACACGCGTGCCGCCTACTCTTCGAGATTGGCCGCGCAAGCAAAAACCGATTTGGCACTTCTGCAGAAGCATATTTTAGATGTGTCCATTCCGGATGAAGCGCCACATGATAATATTCCTGATAATACAGACACAACACGCAAAACATTCCGCGCATGATAGAAGGAACAGTAAACGGAAAAGCATTCAAAGTGCCTGAGAGTTTCGAGGAATTCTCAAACAGGCATTGGAAATTATTCATGCGAGTAATGACCGATTACCGTGCGGCCACATGGCACGACGTACGGTTGAAATTTATCATGAAGCTGATTAAATTTCCCGTGCGAAAGCTCGTAAAACTTTCGTTGAGCAAAGATTTTTGGGACCAGGAAGAATACGAAGAGCACATGTCGCAAATTACTGTTTTCTCAGAACGGTTGAAATATTTCGATGATCCAAAAATATCAACAACCCGAAATGTGTTTCCGGTTGTGCGACGTGGTATTTTCAGGCGAAATTTGTACGGACCAGCTGATAATTTGGCCAATCTTGAAACATGGGAATACGCTATTGCTGAAATAAAGGCAATCAGCTACTCGGAAACAAACAACAAGCAATTTTTGGACGAGCTTTTTGCCGTGCTTTATCGGCACCGCAAGCCGTTTTGGTTGCTGCGCAAGTATTTTGGAGCGAGTCCATCGGATCCACGGCAACAATTTCACGATGAAAATATTGCCAGTTATCTGAAAAAGTCTCGAAGAGTAGGGAAATACGTTAAGCTTTACACCTATTTTTTCTTTCAATCGGTTCGCTCAACATTTCCCGATCAATTCAAAGATTTATACAAGGTCAGAAAAAGCACTGGCGAAGCACGCGAAACCAATTGGAGCGATACTATTGTGGCTTTCACAGGTACAACACCGGGCGATGAAGAAAAAACTGGACGCACCAACATTTTATGGATGCTCAAACGCATGAACCATTTAGCGCACGAAGCCGATGAAATGGAAGCAAAAAATAAGGAGAATAAGCATGTTTAACACCGAAACATTCGAAGCATGGTTCGAAAGCCAATGCGGAACAGGTAAACCATGTGCCAACTTCTACCCGATCGATGATGAACAAAAGAACATCATCTCCGATTTGAAAGGATTGGTGAATGGTTTAACGCTTGTGCTATTTCAACCAGAAATAAAAAGTGAAGGTACTAATGTCGATTCCATCAACGACATTTATCGTGGGCTTATATTTGTGCTGCAGTACGGATTGGACAAAAATTCAAGCCGTTTCGAATCGCGCAAAGCTGAACGCAAAGCCACATTCGAAGCCACACTAAAGGTGCGGCAAAATATTATTGATATTGCTCGTGGTACCACTTGCCATTTTTGGAACTTCCTGAGATACGATAGTTTCGAAATTCACCGTGTGGGACCTGTATTCGATGGCTTCTATGGATGGTCGCTCGATTTCGATTTCACCATTAATACCGATTCCTATGGGTCATTTTAACATCATATTATTAATGTTTTCTTTGTCAAAAATTGGGATTATGGATTCACCGACGCTAACATTCATTGTATCGCTTGCAGGAGTACTTATATTATTGTTGCTTGGAATCATTGGCTGGTTTATCAGCTTCATTGTAAGAAATCAAACTGCAAGGAATGAGGAATTTGCCGAAGTAATGAAAGATTTGTCAGGTTCCATCCTTGAACTCAAAAAAGTGGTAAGCGAAATTAGCATCGGATGCCGATTCAAGCATGAAAGAATTGACAAGTTTATGGACGATTTCGACAAATAAAACAAGAACCTTTTGTCATGAAAAAAATACTGAAACATTGGAAATTATCGCTCGGCTTTTTGCTGTTTTTTGCAGCAGCAGCAATGCTATTAAATTTTAGCGGCCAGCTTTCAACATCTATTATAGGAAGTGAACACGGGAAACCATTCTACCGACACACGCTGAATATCATCATCGATGATGCGCACGGTTCTGATGTAGCAGGGAAGGGAAGTCCAGATGGTCGCCACAAAGAATATCTATGGTCTCAGTTCTGGTGCACCGAATTACAGAAACACCTTCGAGATATTGATTATACCACAAATTACAATGCTCCCGAAGAAACTGAGCCAGGATTATTAACACGTGTTCGCAGAATGAACAAAGTTCCAGCGCCTGCCATAGTATTTTCGTGGCACAATAATGCGGCAGGCATGGGCGATGTGTGGAAAGAGGCTCACGGATATTCAATATGGACCACTCGCGGAACTACAATGTCAGATACTTGCGCGACAATCATTTTCAATAACCTTCGAACATTTTTGCCCGATCTTGCTTTCAGGCAAGATTTATCCGACGGTGATCCCGATTATGAAAGCAATTTTACGGTTCTAATGTCAAAGCATCCATCAGTACTTCTCGAATTCATGTTCCAAGACAATGATTTCGATTTGCAACTGTTGGAAAACCCAGCACTTTGCCGCACGATACTACTCATTTTAGACGTTTCATTTCTGCAAATTGAGCAGGTACTTTGTTCCACAAAAAAACAAGCCGCATGAAACTATTCAATATCCTTGCAGCAATGCTGCTGCTTATTCTTGTTATCATCGTTTTGTACGATTGCTCGCGTGAGCCAACCGTACAAACGGAAACACACACTGAAACGGTGTACGAAACTGTTTATGATTCAATCGACAGAATCGTTTATGTGGACAAACCTTCGCCAGTAATTGTTTTGCCTGCAGAAACTGTTTTTGTAATGGATTCTGAAAAATGTGAACAGCTTGCGGCCGATTATTTCAGCAAGCGCATTTATAAAAATATTCTGCAGGATGATAGCCTGGCATTCATTGAGCTGCAAGATACGGTGTATATGAATAGGCTGCTTGGGCGCACGCTTACATACAGAGACAGAACCCCAACAGAATTCATTACCACAACTACCACAACCACGAATATTCTGGCAGACCGGCCAAGATTCAAATTTTATTTGGGACCAATTATCACATATGATAAAAGCAACAGCCTTGGAATTGGCGGCGGGTTGTTGCTAAGTTCGAAAAACTATGCTGCCGGATACTCTTACGATATCACTAACCAACAACACTACCTTTCGATGTACTTTTCCATCATTAAAGGAAGCCGTGGTAATTAAGTGTTTTCGAGAATTCTTTTTTTTAGGTTAGTAAAAACCCCAAGCGTTTGCTCGGGGTTTTGTGTTTTTCTACAATGCTTTTATAGGCTTTATCTTAGTGGGCTTTCGCATATCAATTGCCGCAGCCAAATTCAAACTAAGCGAAACAACTCCCATTGCAATTGCTGCCCCAAGAAAAAAATCGCCGCCATCTTGTAGGCTTCTTACATAATCGTCGGCAGCATTTCTGGCAGCAGCATCATCGCGTTTGTGATACATTACCGAAGAAATTACCATACATCCTATTCCCAATACCGTTGCACCAGAAGATATCATCATGTCAGTACTGGCAATTTTCAAAGATTGAATTTCAAACGTTTGGCACATATCAAATCCACATACTGTTTTGTTCAACATCAATGTATCTGATGAATTTTGCGCCATAGCAGTGAATGCCAGCGCAAGAAAAACGATTGTAAATGCTTTTTTCATAGTGTTAAAGTTTATTGGTTTCCACGAAAATACAAATTTTCTAACCCAAAAAGAGTATTTCTAAAAAATAATGTATATTTGTTGCGCTGAAACTTTCCAAAATGAGTACTTTCAATTATTCTTCTATAAGAACCGGCATGACCGGTAGTGTACGGGCTAATTACCCGTCGGCTTGGAAAGGCCGCAGCAGCACTACCGGTCATGTCTTTTATGGAGGTAAAAATGGGAAAACAAACAACCCAAATGGGCGCCAGAAAATACCAAGGCGCAACCGATGACATTCAGTACAGGAATGTTAACGAAAAGGAACCATTCATTTTTGCAATCGATGAATTTGAAGTAATGGACAATGCCGTTGCTGATTTAATTGTCGATTTCTATGCCGACATTGATGTAATTACTCAAAGGTTTCTCGATTATGTTTCTCGTGCGAATGAATCACTTGGCGAAGACAAAGTAAGTGCCATCGATCTACACAACAACGGAATGATCATAAACCTTTTATTCCGGATGGGAGAATTTTACAAAGGAGGCTGAAAAAGCCGTAATGTTAGTTAAACATTCCTATTAATATATCGCCAGAATAACCGCTCGTAAGAAAAGCGGTTTTTTCATGTCATTTTCCACACACTATATAAGGTGTTGTTTTGCATCATGGAATTCAATCAGGATGAAGCAAAACGGCTGTTTTTATCAGAAGAGCTAGACAAACACGGAGACTATCTTCTTGGCTTGCTTCTTCAAACTATCGACGAAATGAAAATTGTCGATAAGGGTAAATTAATTGAATCCATTCGATACAAAGTCATTGCTTTATCAAAAGACAGAGCAAGACTAGAGTTTTCTTTTATGGGATATGGAAGAGCCCTCGAAATAAACTACTACAAAAAGCCTGGTTATACTCGTGCGGCATGGAAAGATATCTATGGAATAAAAAGCCGTGAAGATATTCAAATGGAGTATGCTTCAAAAAACCGCAAGAAAGTTAACTGGTATAGCCGCAATGTTTATGGATCGTTGAATACTCTTTACTCAAGGGTAGCATATGGCTATACAGAAGAGGCAATTCAGCGGCTCAAGCAAATTATTTCAGAGCCCGGATATCAGTCACAATTTTTTAAAAACATGTGGGACTAACTAATAATTTGCCATGAGCCTAAAAACAGATAAGGTACAACTCGAAATTTTATTGAAGGGCGACAAAGCGCGCGCAGAGCTTACCGAACTTGAAATAACAAGCAGAAAGCTTAAAAACGAGTTGAAAAAACTCCCTGAAGGGACAGAGGAGTTTGTCAGAAAATCGGCTGAGCTTAAAAAAGTTCAAACAAGAATGGATGAACTTAGAAACAAAATTGGGCTAACTGGGATGACCATGCGAGAGCTGCGTCAACGTTCGAAAGAACTAATGTTTGCGCTAAATAATATCAATCCAAATACTCCGCAATACAAAGAACTCAGAGGAGAGCTCGACAAAGTAAATAACCGTATGCGCGAGCTAAAAGGCGGTGCACAGCAAACAGGTTTTAGTTTCGGGAAAATGGCCGATGGCTTCAATAAATACATGGGTGTTTTTGCCGCCATTTCTGCCAGTATTATTGGCGTAGTATTTTCAATGCGCAAAATGGTTGATGCATTCGACGAATACGAATCCAAGGTTGCAAGCCTTAGTGCTCTAACCGGACTTACAGGAAATGATTTGGACTGGATTAGCAACAAGGCAAAAGAACTCTCAACCTCAGTTACCGAAGATGGTATTCGAATCACAAAAAGCGCAGATGACATTGTAGATGCATTCACCAAGATGGCTTCCGCACGTCCTGAGCTGCTCAACAACAAAGAAGCATTGGCCGAAGTTACAGAGCAGGCTATTATTCTATCCGAAGCTGCCGGAATGGATCTCGATACAGCTATTTCGTCGTTGGCAAACACAATGAACCAATTCGACATTGCATCGGAAAACGCTGGAAAAACCATCAATGTGTTGGCCGCTGGGTCAAAATATGGTGCAGCACAAGTCGACTATGTTACGGAAGCCATTGTAAAAATGGGACCGGCTGCAAAAAGTGCCAATGTCCCTCTAGAAGATTCAGTCGCTCTCATTGAAACTTTGGCCGAAGGTGGTTTGCAAGCAGAAATTGCTGGTACTGGACTTCGGAATTTCATGCTGAAAACTCAGACTGGAAGTAAAGAATTCAATCCTGCAATAGTAGGAATGAAGCAAGCGCTTGATAATTTGGCAGCTGCCAACCTATCGACCGCAGATCTCGTGAAAATGTTTGGTCTAGAAAATGTGACCACGGCACAAATGCTTATCAATAGCCGCGACAGATATGCCGAGCTCACCAAGCAAGTAACAGGCACAAATGTAGCTATGGAACAAGCTACGATTACAACAAGCACACATAAAGCCGAATTAGAGCAAGCAAAAAACCGAGCCCACAACATGGCTATTGAATTGGGTGAACGCCTGGCACCAATCATGACATTCTCAACGAATACGGCAACCATGTTTCTGAAAGCACTCATGCGCCTGCCTGAGATACTCCGAGAAAACAAATATTTATTTATGGCGCTTGGAGTTGCTTTATTAGCTTACAATGCGCACAAAATCAAAGGCATTGCTTTGAAAATTCGTGATTTCGCCCTCATGAAAACAGGAATCACACTTCGTGCAAAGGAATATGCGCAATATCAATTGCTAATTTATCAGGAAAAGCTTGCTGCAGCTCAGAAAATGAATCTCGCTAAAAGTGCTGGCTTTCTACAAGGTACTATTCAAAAGCTTTGGGCGGTCATGAAAATGAATCCACTTGGTGCAATTATCATTGCAGCTGGAGCCGTACTTACAATATTCACGGCACTTCGCAATACATTTAGTTCTGTAACAGCAAGCCAAAAGCTATTCAACGAAGCCAATAAAAAGGCGGCTGAATATGCTGCCCAGGAACGAAGCGAACTTGGTTTGCTTATTGTAGAATTAAAGAACTCCAAAGCCGGTACAGATGAACGTAAAACAGCTATTGAAAAGCTTAACTCTACTTATGGTAAGTATTTGCCCAACTTATTGAAGGAAAACGCATCTTACCAAGACATTGTAAAAGCTCTCATTGCAATCAATGCTCAAATTGAATTAAAGGCTAAGCTGCAAGCATACGACGAAATGTTGACAGAGGCATACAAAGAGCAGGCTAAAATACAGATGGAGTTGGCCAATGCAACCGGAATGTATAAAAAAACATTGGAGGGAGCATACGATAATTCAATTACTGTCATTCACGATATTACAACCGAAATTGTAAGATTAAGAAATGAGCAAGCTGCAGCTAATGTGCAAACTGAAAATTCAACCGATGTAATGAGTGATTATTCAGTAGCAGTTGATGATGCAGCAACATCTTCGGAAAATCTTTCTGAAAAAACGAAAGAAATTAAAACTGCCTACGAGCTTCTGAACGAAGAAATTTCTAAATACGAAAAGCTCCTGCAGGATCAGGTAGTATCTCATGACGCAAACGCATCGGTAACAGCCAGTAAACTTGCTGACCTTAAGCAAGAAAAAGAACTGTATGATGAGCTTATCAAAAACTTGCAAGATGCTGCATATATTCAGCAGGAATTAGATAAGATGGGCGACCCAACTATAATGCGCTCAATAACATTAAAAAACAATCAGCGAAGTAATAAGCAGGTTGATTTAGGTGAAAAAATATATACACCTGAAAAAGCCACTTACTGGGAAGATGCTTATTCGGAAAGCCAGAAGCTTTTTGCAGATTATGAACAAGCCAAATTCGATTTCTACCAAAATCTGCAAAGCCAGATGATCGATATTGCCAAGGGTACGGCCGATACAATTTTTGCTTATCAATCAAAAAAGAGCAACCAGCAATATAACGAAGACAAAGCAGCTCTTGAAGCAAGGTATGCAAATGGTTTATTGCAGGAAACAGAATACAATGCTGCTCTTAAAGCATTGGATGAAAAGAAAGCCGCCGAAGATGCAAAGATTAAAAAGAGGGCTGGTATTTTCGAAAAGGCAATGACTGCCGGACAAATTGGAATTACAGCCATAAAAGACACAGCAGCAATTAAAATGCAAGCAGCTGTATTAGCGGCAAATCCATTAACTCTCGGATATGTGCCTGCTGCTTTGGCTCAGATTCCAATAGTTATTGGAACAGCTGCATTGCAAACCGGTTTAGCCTTAGCAAAACCCATTGCTGAATATTCCAAAGGATTATATTCAGTCACCGGAACTTCCGGAAGAAAATACAATGCAAGTTGGTCAGGCAACCCACGCACCGGCATTTATTCTAGTCCAACATTTGGATTTATTAATGGTGCACCGGGTATTTGGGGCGAAGCAGGCAGAGAACTCGTTGTTGATTATCCAACATTGCGCAATCTCGAAATGCGCTCTCCTGAAGTGATTGATTACATTTATAAAACAGCTGGTCGCACACGCGAGTATGCCGAAGGAAATTATCCAGATAGCTCAACAGCTACAAAATCGGATAAGTTTTCTCCTGGCGTTTCTTCGGCAGCATTCAATATGTTGGTTGAGCAAAACAAACAAATGATAAACCTGCTTGCTGGCATCAATTCGCAGCTTGCGAACTCATACACTTTCAAGGACCTTTCGGATAGAATAGACGAAGAAACTTCCCGAAAAGATTTCATCAGCAATAAGATGTCGGGCTAATAATGTCATTTTTCGACAAATACTTTCAACGTAAACTTGCAGCATAATATGGCAATCACAATCTCAAAATATCCCCCAAAAATGGGCCTCTCCGGAAACGGTTTGGTTTTCAAGCTTGCAACCGATAATATGTATTCATCAGCCGGAAGTTACTGCAG